CCTCGAGGTTGATCACACTCGTCAACGAGAACAGCCGCCCGCGAAACACGACGCGCGTCGCCGTGGTGACGCCCGGGTGATACGGCAAGGTGATCACGTGCGTCGCCTGCGCGATCACGGTGCCCGACGCGAGTTTCTCGAGGTCGCGCGCCGAGGCGGGCGTGATCGACGCCTTCACGGTCGCGGGGTCGAGGTTCTCCCATCCTTGGATCACGCCGCCGTCGCCGTCGGGGATCGGCAACCCGGGGGCCTGCAACGTGACGACGTGCACCCGTTGCCCCGCAGGCGTGCGCCGCGCGAGGCCCGACGAGCTCGTGATCATGCGAGCGCCGGATCCCGTAACCGGCGAAGTAAGTTCGTAATCGTCGGATGCAGGTCGCCCGGCGTCGTCGGCGCGCTATCGCTGCCGGGATCGTCCCCGCGAAACCGCCAGAGCTCGCCGACCTGTAACAACACGGCGGCGTCAATGATCCCGTTCGCGTGCGGCGCGGTCGCCGGGTCGGGCCGCGCGTCGAGCTTGAGGTAATCCAACATGATCGCCTCGGCCTGCGCGAGTTTCGCCGTCAGGTCGAGGTCGCCGTCGGGGTCGGTGTCCGACGCCGGGATCTGCAAATGCTGTTTGACGGCGACGAGGTCGAGCGCCATTTACCGCGCCCCCGCGAACGCGGCGGCGGGCGCGTCTTTGCCGTCGCGGCCGCGTTTGACTTTGAGGGTCCACGTCGGCGACCCGTCGCCGGGTTTCGCCGTCGTCGCCGCGTTGGCGTGCCATTCCGACCCCGCCCAGGTCACGCAATCGCCGCGCTCGTACGTGTGACGCGCGGTCCACACGTCGCGGTAAATCTCGCACGGAAACGCGACCGTCCCGAGATCCTTGACGCGGTCACCCGCCACGGCGCGCACGGTGATCCGCCGTTCGCCGTCGTGCACGAGCTCGAGGTCGCCGAACCCGAGGCCGTCGAGGCCCGCCGCCCCCGTCGCGCCGTCGGCCCCGTCCCGCCCGTCGCGGCCGTCACGCGGCGCGGGGGCGGCCTCGAGGGCGGCGACCCGCACGCCGAGGGAGAGTTCACACGTCGCGACCCGCGCCTCGAGCGCGGTCGCCGACGCGGCGAGTTGATCGGCGACGTACTTCCGCACAATCGGCGCGATCCCGGCGACGACGGCGGCGAGCTCGTCGGCGGTCATGCGACGGCCTCGAGCGCGCGCGCGAGCAACGCGCCGACGACGACGTCGATATGTTTGACGTGATCGCCTGAGGGCGTCGGCGCGGCCGTTTGGGCGGGCGCGGCCAGGGGGGCGGGGGCCGGTTTCGCGAACGGGTCGGCCGCGTCGCGTTGCGCGAGGGCCTTGAGTGAAAACATTTGCTGTTGCATGTACGGCGTGTCGCCGCCCGTGACGGGCCCGAGGCCGAAGTACTTCCACCGGGCCTCGTCGGGGGCCATCGCGCCCGCGCCGATCGCGTCGGCGGCGGCCTTGGTTTTCGTCGCCGTGTCCATCCACACGAGATCGTCGATATCGAACGCGACGCCGTATTGCGTGCCGTTGATCGGGTCGGCGAGGCCGACCCCCTCGTCGTACAGTTGTTCAAAATTGGTGAGCAACGATTGCAGACATTGCGAGTAATAGAGCTGCAACAGGGGTTCGACGCCGGTCGCGAAATGCGGCGCGGCCCCGAGGCCGATCATGAACGACGGGACGTGGAAACAACTACAGACGGTTTCCCCGGTCCATTTCAGTTGCTCGATCAATTGCGCGTCGACCGGGTTGATCACCATCGCCTCGTACTTGAGGCCGTCGCCGAGCACGGCGACTTTGCCGACGTTGTCGCCGCTGAAATTGGTGGTCCAGTAGTCTTTGAGGCGTTGCGCGGTCGCGTCGTCGATCGCGCCGGGGGCGGTGAGCACGCCGCCCGGGTTGCTGCCGTTGGCGAAAAATTTCGACGAGTTGTTTTGAATCGCGAGCCCTTGGATCGCGGCGAGCCCGCAGGCGTAGATCGGCGAGACCCCGACCAGCGGGTGAAACAAGCAGACCATCGTATCGTGGATGATCTCGCGCGCGGGCACGGTGATCGAGGTCGTCTCGATCCCGGCGAGGTCGCCGCCCATCGTGTTGCGCGAGCACTCGTAATAGACGCCGCCGTCGGGCGCGACGAGCGGCCGCACGCACGCCGGATCGAGCACGTACAACGCGACGACGACGCCGCGTTGGTCGCGTTGTTTCAACACGTACGTGTTGCCCCACGCGAGTTTCGACGTGATCCATTGCTCGACAAACTTGTGGGTCGTCTGGTAGCGGTTCGGTTTGCGGAGCACGGGCGAAAAGGCGGGGTTGTTCGTTTCCTGCCACGTCCCGTCATCGGTTTGCGCGAGCAATTGGAGCGTGAGTTTCCCGATATCGGACGCGATCAACGTGACGCAGGCGAACACGGCGAAATAGGTCAACGCGACATCGCGCCGCGCTTCCATGTTGAGTTGCCACGCGCCCGTAAAGGGTTCGCGCACGACGATCGGGAACCACGACGACGATCGGCCGCCGACGTCCTGCATGGGCGGCGCGGCCTTGACCGAGAGCTCGACCCGCCGCCCGAGCACGGTCGCGCCAAACGTCGCCATCAGCGGGCCGCCGTCACCGTGAACGGCAACGCGTTACTCGCGCCGACCGTGACCGGGACATCGCCCGGGGCCGCGAGCGCGGCCGCGTCGATCGTCGCCGACAGGGCCGTCGCCGACCCAAACGTCGTCGGGACGGGCGCGCCGTTCCAGGCGACGACATCGGCCGCCGTGAACCCGGTCCCGGCGACCGCGAGCGTGATCCCCGCCGACCCGGCGACGGCCGTCGACGGCGTGAGACTCGCGAGCACGGGCGCGGCGGGCGGCGGGGCCTCGGTCCAGCCCTCGATGGAGACAAACCCGATCGCGCGCAACGTCTCGGCGAGGGCCCGATCGGTTACCGGGTACGCGTCGCCTTCGGCGTGCTCGACGTCGTTTTCGGTGTGATAGGTTCGCGCGACGACGTCGATCGAGTCGCCGGTTGCGCGGGTGCCGGGTCGGGGGGCGTCGGCCATCTCGGGGTACTCCTGACGGCGAACCCCGTGAGCTCGAGCCGCTCGACGAGCTCGGGGTCGACCTGAATCGTGTCGCCCGCGTGCGGGTACTGGCCCTGCCAGTACCCGCCCCGCGTGACGATCATCGCAATCGGCGCGTCGCTCATGCGGTATACGTCGCGACCGTGTATTGGACGGCCCCCGCGCGCGCCTTTTTCCAGTTGATGAACCGCTCGGCGCGCAGGCCGACGAGGTTGTTTTGCCAAAGGGACGTGAGGACCGTTGTGGCGAGGGCCGGATTGTCGGGGGCCGAATCCATTTGCACCGACGCCTCACGCGACACGTCGATCGTGACGCCGCCATCGTCGGCGTACAACACGGCGTCAGGCTGGATCATCGCGACCGTGGTCCCCATCGCTTGCGACGGAATGAACGTAAACCCGAGGGCCGTGCCGCCGTTGACGCCGATATTCGCGAACAACGGTTGGCCGAGGGCGTTGAGCGACGACGCGAGCGCCAACATATTCGTCGCCGACATCAGGACGACGGCCCCGCCGATCGGAATGTTCGCGAGCGTCATCGCGTTCGCGAGGGCCTGAATATCCGTCCGCGCGTTGGCGGGCGTCGGCCCCGCCGTGGTGATCGGCGTGACGCCGTTGGTGACCGAGCCCGGCGAGACGCCCGCAACGGCGGCCTTGGTCGGATCGGTGAATTCGGTATCGAGAAACGCGGCGATCCCGTTGATCATGTCCTGCCGGATCACGGCCTCGGCCGACGGCGTCGACACGCGCGCGAGTTCCTCGGTGATCACGATGATCCCCGCGCACTTGGTGATCGCGAGCGTGACCGATCCGAATTGCAGTTTGCCGACGGGTTTCGGCGCGCCTTGCCCGACCCACTGATACGTCCCGCCCCCGGTTTGCGAGGCGATCGAGACGTTGAACGGCACGCGCCGGAACCCGGGCACTTTGCCGAGGATCGTCGCGGGGCGCAACAGTTCGAGAAATTCACTCGTGAGCGGCGTCAACGGGGCGAGGGGGCCCGCCCACGTCGCGTCGGTCGTCGTGCCCGCCGCGACGGCCGCCTTGAGGGCGAGCTCGACTTCGGGCGTCGAGTCGCGCCACATTTTCGCGTGCTCGATCGCGTCGGCGTTCGACCCCTTGCCGACGATCTTCGCCATGCAATAGCGGGTAAACGCGGTGCCCTTGGGCAACATGCTCGTGACCTGCACCGAGACGCCCGATCGCGCGTCGGCGGCGGCCTTGGTGCCGCTGACGACGGCGACGGGTTTCGCGGCGGCCGCGTTGAGGGCCTCGAGCGCGCGCAGGTCGGCGAGCTCGGCGTCGATGGACTTGATCTCGAGCGTGAACCCGTCGAATTTTTCCTTTTCGTCGGCCTCTTTGGTCCGCCCCTCGGCCTTGGTCTGAATCTCATTCAGGGCCCCGAGGGTCGCGGCGCGTTTGTTCTCGAGCGCGGTGATTTTTTCGGCGTACGTCTGTTCGGCCATGGGGGGCGACACTTTCACCCGGACTACGGGCAAGGGATCCGCAACGCCGGATACATGGGGGCCTGACGCGGCCAGGATCGGCGCGTCGAGCGACTTGATCGCGAGGATCGTCGCCTCGACGTTCGCCGGAATCACGACGAGCGAGAGCTCGATAATCTCGGTTGCTTTGAGATGCAACCGGCCCGGGGCCTTGAGCAACGCGGCCCCGTCCTTCAAAATGCGATACCCGACCGACACGCCGCGAATGATCCCGGCCTTGATCGATCCCCACGCCTCATCCATCCGATCGCGCAGGGGGCCCGCCTCGAGGATCGTCGGGATCGTCGCCGTGAACGGGATCCCCTCGGGCGTCGGCGTCCCAAGGGTCGCCGTGCCGATCGGCCGCTCGCGGTCGTGGTGAAACAGCAGCGCGACCGGGTTCGAGAATTTGACGCCGAGGGGTTCGAGGATATCGCCTTGCCGGTCCATCGTCGGGGTTGTGGCGATCCCCGAAAACGTGCGCGCGCCCTCGTCGATCGCCTTGACGTGCAGGACGGCGTATTCGTGCGCGAGCATGGGCGGGTGACCTAGCGTGCACCCGCGCGGCCGCCGTACCTATTTAAGCTTTCTTAATTCCCGGGATCGCGGCCCTCGCGCAACATGCGGCGAATCCAGTCGGCCAGGGTCAACCGTTCGTCGCGGGCGCGGGTCGTCGCGTCCTCGAATTGTTTCGCCGGGATCTTGATCGAGTACTGCACCGAGCGATCGGCGGGGTCGATCGGCGGGCGACCGCGCGGGCGTTTCTCGCTCATGGCGTCCCCCCAAACACGATCATTTGATACGCGGGCGGCGCGGTCGACGGTTGCCGAATCCAGATCGCGAGCGCCATATCGAGCGCGACTTGCCCGTCGATCTTGTCGGCGGCCTTGTCTTTGTCGGGGCGCGTGTCGCCGCGCATGCCGTGCCGGATCACGTAATTCGCCGCCATCCAGGCGAGGATCGGATCGTCGCCGTGACAAAGGGCCCGGGCCGCGACGAGCTCGCCTTTGCGGCGGATCGCCTCGGTGAGTTGAAACCCTTGCGGTTGGTCGACCATGTCGACGCCGTCGCCGATCAAGTGTTGCGCGAGTTGTTCGGCGAAGCGTTTGTCATACGCGACCGATCGCACGCCGTCGGCGTGACAGTCGGCCCCGACCGTCGCCTCGACCGTGTCGTAATCGGTGGTCGCGCCCTCGGTCACCGTCAACAACCCGCGCCGTTGCCAGGACGCATACGGCCGATGCGGGTATTTGATCAACGCGGCCGACGGCAACCAAAACCGGCACTTCACCACGACGCGGCCGTCGTCGAGGGTCCACACCCGCACCCAGGCCGTAAAGTCATCCGACATCCCGAGGTCAAGGCCGCCATAGCACGGCACGCCGACGAGCTCGGCGTCGGGCGGCGGCGGCGCGCATTGCCGCCAGGCGTCCATATCGATCGCGCGCGTGTGTTGTTGCGTCCACACGCAAAAATTCAACCGGAGTACCGTATTCGTTTCGCCCGGGATGTTTTTCGCGGCCGACACTTGGTCGGCGAGGTACTCGCGTTGAATCGAGATCCCGAGATTCGGGTTGGCCTTGATATGACACGCGGGATCCTCGAGCGGGGCGTCGCCCTCGTCGAGCGCGCACACGTACGCAAACCACCGTTCATCCTCGACCGAGCCCTCGAGCACGTGCCGACTGTGTTCGTGATGCTGGAAACAAATCGACGTGCGGTCGACGCCCGAATTGGTGATCTCGGGAAACAGGGCGTCGAGGTTGCCTTTCGCGCCCGCGCGCATTTTGTTGACCGTGTCGGCGTTCGGGTGTTCGTGCAATTCGTCGATCAACCCCATATGGGGCCGCGTGCCCGACTTGCTGGATTGCTCGCGCGAGAACGGCCGGAAAAACCCGAGGCCGTACGACATGTTATGGACCTGTTGGATCCCCGCCTTGAGGATCCGCCCGGCGAGCGCGGGCGAGGCGTCGACCATCCGCACCGCGTCGCGAAACATCACCATCGCTTGATCGCGGTCGGCGGCGGCGGCGTAAATTTGCGGCGCGACTTGCCCGTCGGACGTGAGGCCGTACAACCCGATCGCCGCGAGCAACGGGGTTTTCCCGTTGCCCTTGCCGACTTCGATGTACGCGTTACGGAATCGACGGTGCCCGCTCGCGAGGATCCACCCGAACAACGATCCGACGATAAACGCTTGCCAGGGTTGCAGGACGAACGCGACCGGGTCGCCGTGCTCGTCGACCGTGTCGGGCAACCTGCACCACTGTTCGATAAAGTCGATCGTGTGACTCGCGGCGGCGGGGGAAAAGACAAACCCCTTGCGCGCGCCCTCGACGCGGTCGCGGTCGTGCCGTTCGCACGCCTTGACGACGAGCGGCCCGGCGACGATCCGCCCGCGCAGTACGTCGCGTGCGTACGTATGCACCCGATGTTGACTCATACGGCCCCCAATTCCAGGGGCAACGCGTCTTGTTGTAACCGCATCGCGGCGACTTCGCAGGTCCGCTCATCGACTTCGATCCCGATCGCCGCCCGCCCAAGTGTTTTCGCCGCGACTAACGTCGACCCCGATCCACAGAACGCGTCAAGTACGGTCGTGTTGGGGTGTGCTCTGAGTAATTGGTCGACGAGGGCGACGGGTTTTTCGGAAGCATGTACCAGTTTTTCTTTCACGCGTTGCACCGCCAACACGTTCCGGCGAAATTCTGGGGCATAGTCGGTCGTCGCGAATGCCCCATGCAAAATCAATTCGTGCGAGTGTCGCCAACCCGCGCCGAGGCCGCCTGATCCCTTATCCCATACGAGACACATTGATCGATCGAACAGCGCATAACACACCGAAAAAAAGACGGCGTAACTTGTCCCGTCACAGAAGGTATAAAACGCCCCTCGGCGATCGAGATGATCAACGAGCTCGCGAAACGTGTCGCGAAAATAGCTAGCCATGATCGCCACGTCGCCGAGGGACCGAGGCCAATTGGCGCGACTCGCCGTGACTTGCGAGGGGAGAAAAAACGGCGGGTCGGTCACGATCAACCCAACAGTCCCGAGGCCGCCGATCACGTCACGACAATCGCCGTGATAAATCGTGATCCCGCCGTGCTCGTAGTACGGCGCGATCATTTCACGCGCGCAAGGCGGGGCGGCCGCGCTCGCTGAAACTCGGTAAACGGATCGACGGCCTCGGCGACGGGCCCGACCGACGACACGCGCGGCCGTTGCGAGGGCGTCAACCCGAGCTCGACGGCCGCCTTGAGAAACAACACGTACGCGCGATTCGCGAGCGCGATCGCCGGGTTCGCGACCTTGCCCCCGTGCGCGCCTTTCACGAGCACGGGCCCCGACGCGACGAGGGTCTCGAGCGTGACCCATTGCGCGTACTTCTGACAGTACGCGAGCATCGTCGCCCGGTCGGCCGTCGTGACGTGCGTCAACGTCGGGACGAGGCGCGCCCATTCGACGCGCGCGAGGTCGGTGAGCTCAGGCGGCGGCGGCCCCTCGAGCCGCTCGTACTGCGGTTCGCGCTCGTTGATCGGGCGACGGCCCGGATTGCCTGCGCGGCGTTTCTCCTCGGCGGATTGTGGTTTCCGGCCTCGCATCTCTCACCCCCTGTTGACCCGGGCGCGACCGGGCCGAAACCCCCCGCGCGCGTCGGCGTGTCCCTGCGTTGATCCCCGTGTGACCGGGTGTCTATCCGTCGATCCGTGCGCGTTTTCGCGTGTTTTCACCCATGCCCGTTTTTCCGACCTTGCGCGATCGAC